GACAAACTCCGAAAACATAGCAAAAACTATTTTACAATAATCATAAAGCTGAGAAATTTACTAAAATTATTCATGGAAAACAGTAAAAATAAAATTTCATCTACATGGAACTTTTTTGTTTTATAAAATACAGGCGCTTTTCTTATTGTTATTCATAATGATTTTATGGTGTGACACGAAATGGTTTGAAAATTTGTCGCCGAATTATATGTGTCGATTGGAGTGGCTGCTTTCTCGAATCTCTCATGCTGGTATCGAGACTGAACCGATTGATTTCAATGGTCTGTGTTTTTCTGATGATCCAGGCAGCTTCAACGTCATGAATCAAGCTGATTGATCTGGTTGAGGCGGCCCGCTAGGTTTGGAACAGATCGCCATTAGGTGTGGAACCACAAAGCGGCGAGCAAAGCACCTGGCGCTGACCGTTTAAGAGCACTCTAATAGACGCTTAATGGCTCTCTTCATCTGTAACCAGGTTGCCATTCCCACCATCACTTATTTCCACTGGAAATGGCGGTAGTGGGAAAAATTCCCTCCGCTCCCTCCCGGATTGTGCATCCAAGTCATGGACAATAAGTCGGGCGGCTAATGCCTGAGCGTGGATTTCAATCAGAATGTCATCAATTGCGTAGCGCTCCCTCCGCAACTGAACAATCTGTGCCGTATAGACATTGCACAGCTGGAGCAGTTCTGCGCTATGCGCTCTGACCTGTTCGATAACCTGCAGAGCCTGCTGCCCTGCGGAGAGGGCATCCTTGCGCTGCTGTGAGCGGTCCCATGTAATCTTGCCATACCAACCGCCAACAGCGGATAGAATAGCTCCGACAGGTTCTGCAAAATGAGACCAGATCATTCCCAGATTGATCATATCACTACCCTCCTCTGGAAACGCGCTTTCGTTGCTCCCCCATCAGTTCGTAGTCAGATCGTTGTTCTGGCTGTCTGTCCACCTGGAAGCGGCTGCATTCCAAACTGCATCGACACCAGTTTTGCCGTTCAGTTTACAGTCGGAGCAACGCGCGTGCTGTCCATCTGTCAGACCTGATGTCGGGAGTTTGGAATATGCATAATTTGCATACGTAGGAGAAACACCGGATGTAGACCGTATATAATTGGATACCAGATTACCAGTTATTGATGCATTTACGAATGATGCATCTGCGAGTTGTTTCAAGGGGACTATGCTTTGGAAACTGCTACTTGTTACTAGAGGGACAAATGTTATAGTGCCGTCTGAACCAGTCGATATCTGTGCAGAATTCTTCGCAGATGAATCCTGAAAATACTGCACTCCCCTGACAACAAGATTTTTATTGGCGGTCAGTTGTCCCGACGCATATATTGCCCCAGAAGCATTTATATTTCCCGCTAATACGTTCAGATCCCCATTATTGATGTATGTACCGCTATTTTTTATAGTTACTGTGCATAATTGACCTAAACTATCAAATTCCTGGCCTTTGTTGCAAATATACCAGTTTCCATTCCAAGCAGCTATTTTCTCTAAATCTGCACCAGCACCGAAATTTCCATTAGCGTCACTTGTGCGCGGTGCAGGTTTGGTCATATCTTCCGCAACTCCAATCTCTAGAGCCACGTCCGCAGGGTTTATATGAGATGTGTCGGTGTTAGCAACCATTCTGTGCAAGGATGTATACAGTGATAAACGGTGTCCAGAGGAAGTCTGGCCGTTACTGGAATTGGGACCCATATATTTCGTGATCTCAGACATAACAGAACGATAATCCGCGTTATTGGAATTATCATCCCCAAAACCATATGCGCCAAACCATGACGCAAGTGAGTCTATATTTGTAGCTTCTGCATCAGACCCAATTCGCAACATAGATGGAACACCAGTCCCGCCTAAATATAGATCGTACGACCCATCCGCAAACCTATGACCATGTGAGTTCACCGAAAATGCCTCACCCGTAAATTTCATGTCATAGTCATTTTTCATAGCTAAATTGTAGTCCCACTCAATACCCGACTGAGATCTGTATGGGCTATCTTTTTGTGATCCAGAGCCATTTATATAAGAGTTCATCAAAAACTGATTCTGCCCCAAAGAACCTACAAAAATAGCTGAATTCGGATAATTATATACAATGCCATCGCTATTCGTATCTGATGTGTTGTCGATATAATCTCCTGGGTTATTTCCGGGATACGATGCAGAAGCAGAAACCCCTGATAGTTTTTGAGTTGTCCATCCACTCGCGCCAGAACCTTTATCCGGATTATAAATGATTTGTATAACGGTAGACGTTGTAGTCTTTCCTGATGAATCTGTGTATGTGGAATCACTCATTCCCTTGTAGTATGTATAATATAGATTGGGGGTTACAAAGGGATGAGCGGCGGAAGTATCACTTATAATATTACCTGTTTTATAATTTGAATATATCCTATCTAGTGGGGAAAATGCGGATTTGGCGGCATCTGATAGAGACGGTGTTATCGTGATATGGTCGTTAGACATCTCCCGCACTGTGTAAATATTTCCATCAGACGAGATTATATCCTGGCCAATGGATAGACGCGGCGAAGCGTTATCGAGACCAAAATAATGGATAATACCATCAGATGAACCAGCTCCATTTCTGTTGGAAAATGTAGTGTTCGGTGAGTTAATCTCACTGACAATAGCACCGCCAGAATCGCCATGACCTATCGTCTGTCCTATAATTTTTATATAGGCGTCATCCCAATTTTGATGGCCGCCGAATAGAATACTGTTTGGACTAGTGGGATAGTCATTCACATTACTAAAAAACGACGCCTTGTAGTTGCGAGTTTGATTATTGGATACTGACTGTAATTTACCCGCAAAAAGAGAGGGGGCTTTAACTCCTGAAGTTACATTCCCGCTTCCATCCAGCCCGGCCACTCCACCAGCAGCCCCCACCCTCGACGCCGCCACCAGCTTGTCCGGCAGGCTGACCACTCCTGTCTGCACCGCTGTGCCGACCATCGCGATGGCGGCATCTGGTGCCGTGGAGACAGAGCCCATACCGGATGGAGGCGATGCATACCCCCAGCCCTGATTATCCAGCGATACTGACTGCACACCCCAGGACAGATTGAATTTGGGTGGCGTGCATGCGGTTTCTGCAGCGGTGACTGAAACAGGATTGGCAGGAACCGCACCAACAGCTGCTGAACCGCCATTGACGATGCTGACTGTTGCTCCAGCCAGACCATTCCCATCCGAAACGAGGATCTGTGTTCCCGTGGCCGCGATGGTAAAGACGTCATCCGCCGAACAGTTGCTTCCCGCCACAGCCACCCGTGCAGAAACCGCCGTAAAATATGTCACACTGACAGCAGCGGCTTCCCCCGTCGGGTTGCTTGCCATCGTGATTTTCACAGGCAGATCACCAGGTGCATATGCTCCGGGTGTCGTAATCGACACATTGGTGACCATGCCTCCCAGAATCTCAGGATTTTTCAGAGATCCTGCATAGGACTGATCAGCATCGAGAGCGGCAACACCATTGGCCGCGCCGACTTTTGCGTTCTGCACGGCAGATGAAGCGAGAGATGCCGCCGTCGAGAGTTTCGCGCCCTGATCTGTCACCATGCCCTGCAAGTTCGTGACGCCGCTTTCCACGGTTTTCAGCCGGGCAACGGCCTGCGCGCCTGTCGTGTCACTATCCAGCTGGGCCGAGGACGCGTCCCCGGCGACGGGCGCAATCACTCGTCCATTATTGTCCAGGGCGGCTACACCACCCGCAGACCCCACCTTCGAAACCGGAACGGCAGAGGCCGCAAGCATCTGAGCCGCCGCAGCAGCAGCTGCATTGCTCTGCTCGACCGCCTTTGCCCGCGTGGCTTCTGTTGTGACCGCACTGGCCGCACCGGATGCAATCGTTATGGCCGTTGTCAGCTTTCCCGCATGGTCCGCCACAGTGTTCTGCAGGCCCGTCACACCGTTTTCCACGGTCTTCAGCCGGGCAACAGCCTGCGCTCCGGTAGTGTCACTATCAAGCTGGGCCGAGGACGCATCCCCGGCAACAGGCGCGATCACCCGTCCATTATTGTCCAGGGCTGCCACACCGCCCGCAGACCCCACCTTCGAAACCGGAACAGCAGAGGCGGCAAGCGTCTGTGCCGCCGCCGCAGCTGCCGCATTGCTCTGCTCGGCCGCCTTTGCCCGCGTAGCTTCTGTTGTGACCGCACTGGCAGCACCGGATGCAATCGTTGTGGCCGTTGTCAGCTTTCCCGCATGGTCCGCCACGGTATTCTGCAGGCCAGTCACACCGCTTTCCACGGTCTTCAGCCGGGCAACAGCCTGCGCTCCGGTGGTGTCACTATCCAGCTGGGCCGAGGACGCATCCCCGGCAACAGGCGCGATCACCCGTCCATTATTGTCCAGGGCTGCCACACCGCCCGCAGACCCCACCTTCGAAACCGGAACGGCAGAGGCCGCAAGCGTCTGTGCTGCCGCTGCTGCTGCCGCATTGTTCTGCTCCGCCGCCTTTGCCCGCGTAGCTTCTGTTGTGACCGCACTGGCAGCACCGGATGCAATCGTTGTGGCCGTTGTCAGCTTTCCCGCATGGTCCGCCACGGTATTCTGCAGGCCAGTCACACCGCTTTCCACGGTCTTCAGCCGGGCAACAGCCTGCGCTCCGGTGGTGTCACTATCCAGCTGGGCCGAGGACGCATCCCCGGCAACCGGAGCCGTGATCCTTCCGCCACTATCGAGACTGGCAACGCCGCCAGCAGTCCCGACCCTTGACGCCGGCAGCGCAGACGATGCCAGAGAGGATGCGGCTGATAATTTCTGCTCCTGGTCTGCAACAGTTCCCTGAAGGGATGTGACCGCACCTTCAGCTGCTTTCAGCCGGGAAGCAGCCTGCGCTCCCGTGGTGTCGCTATCCAACTGTGCTGCAGAAGCATCTCCTGCAACTGGAGCCAGCACCCGACCCAGACTGTCGAGGGCAGCCACACCGCCAGCCATACCGACATGCGCAGCAGGAACGGCAGAGGCCGCCATAGTCTGAGCTGCTGTCGCCGTAGCTGTCGCTGAATTGACAGCATCTCCCAGTGTTCTGGAGCCCAATTGAGCATTGCTCAGATCTCCGGACACCGGGGCAACCAGTTTCCCGTTGGCGACCAGAGACGACAGAGGCACGCCATTAACCTGCGTTTTCCCATCGATATTGGAAAAGTGGGCCGTTCCATCGGGCGAAATTTTATAGGACGGATCTGCGCCAGGCGCACTGATTCCACCGCCACGCGACATGACAGGCTGCGCATGCGCCACACTGAACATGCAGATGGGAAACAGGGAAAGAAACAGCTTTTTCATCATGCCACCTGCACAGGTCCGGAACCGTTAAGATACAGTTCGCCACTGCCGGAAACCGGCTCATATCCATCAGTCGTATCCGGAAGTGCAGTCAGGCAGACCAGATTTCCATCCTGACTGACCCCAAGTCGGGGCTTCCCTCCCAGAACCAGCGCTCCATTCTCATCCAGAACAGCCAGTGTCGCACCACCCATGGCGGAAGCTATGGCTTCAGCCAGACCAGGCACTGCCTCCTGGGATCCATCAGAAAACGTGAAAATCAGGCTTCCGGCTTCTTTATCAAAGCTTATCCCGATGATCCCCGGCGGTGCGGGCGGCGTCTCCCCTCCGAAAACATTCACACTGACCGGGATGTTCGATGGATCACTCATGAGGATGCTCCTTCGCGGGTCACGGACTCACTGACGCTGACAATAAAGGTTCTGGTCATCTGGATAAGTCCATCCTGACGGATAATGCGCATGTCGCAGAACAGACGCCCGACAGGCCAGTCAGATGTCGAACCGACGAAACGTGCATTCACACGCCCCGCGACACCGGAAACAGGCGCGCAATCCAGTTCGGCGACCAGATTATCCAGCCCATCCCGCAACTGACTGCTCAATGTATAGTCAGAAAGATCAACCGCAGCTCCGGAGGAATCCTCAAAGGCACAGGACAGAACAAATGACATGCCGCGTTTGAAGGGAAGAACGGGCGTAGTCATGATGCCTGATCCACCCAGGTGGGCATCCCGTTCGCATCGACCCCGCGCTGTTTCCCGTCAGGAGGACTGGTCAGGGCATATGACTTGAACACATCATCTGAAATACCGACGGCATCAGTCGGCCATGTCTTCATGGCATCATAGGAACTCTTGAGCGACATCGGATAAAATGAAAGCGTCGATGCGGACCAGTAGTAGCTATATGTCTCATCGACCATGTCAGATTCCAATCGCAAACCAGAGGGTAGAAATACCGCTGGTGAGTGAAAACGTGTGTTCGGTATTGTTGAAGATAAGGGTTTTCAGCGTCATTGCTGTTGTCCCCAGCGCAAGAGACCCTGTGACTGACACATTGCCCTGATCCCACTGATCTCCAGCGTGCCCCTCATTGCCGAACCCAAAGAAACAGGCTTTTGGGAAAGCAATCGGGAAATAAACTGTCGTCAGACCATTATTGCCTGAGCCGGTTGATCCCCACTGCAGGATCAGGCCGCCCGGGAGTTCCCAATATCCCGGTGCCAATCCGGAAATATTCAGACCGGTGCCGGCCTTCAGGCTGGACAAAGCAAAGGCTTGCGCCGCAGCAAGAGCCGCCGACACCGCAGATATCCGGTTACTGACTTCAGTGTTGATGTTGTTCTGAAGTCCGCTTTCCGCACCCTTCGCCCGTGTCACCTCTGAATTCAGAGATGCCTGCAGATCTCCTTCCGCCAGCTGTGCGCGGCTGATTTCATTCGTGATCCGTGTCAGCAGGGAGCTTTCCGAATTCTCCGCCCTGACAGTCTCTTCCGCGACAACCTTTTCGATCGCCTGCCACAGGAGGGTCTGATCTGATCCGCTCAGGGAAAGTCCCGAGTTCAGAATGACATTGCATATCTCATTAACCAGACCATTGAGATCAGCAGCCGTGATCTCGGTCCCTTCCACACCGTTCGCATCATCACGATCGATGAACTGACGCCGTCCTTTGCTGTCCGTGACATGTCCCGGAGCGTTTGTGTAATCCATCAGGAACCGTCCGCGTATTTGAAAATAAGAGTGAGATCGGGCGGATTATTCCGCATGAAAGGACACTCCAGACGCGTGTTGCGGTCAGGGAGCGTCACAACCCAGACAAAGCGCAGCTTCCATGTGCCGCACCGCGCGGCACCACAGCGGGCAACACCGCAGACCGGAGGTTCCGGCTCCTCGATCGAAATCGAAACCCCGTTTTTCGCTGCCAGATCCTCGAAAAACGCCCAGGACACTCCGGCATTTCCAATCCAGCGGTCATTATCAAACGCCTGCCGCTCGGCAAGAGACATCAGGGCCGGGTCTTTCCCGCACGGATCGTTGCCGAGAACCGCTTCATAATCTTCCAGAAGCAACGTGGAATTCGACGGATTGATCTCATTCGCCATGGCCGCGATGTCAGCTTCAACGGCAGCAATACTCACCGCGAAGGGCCAGATCAGGGATGCCAGATTGCTATCCGGACGACGCGCCCAGACCCATCCAGGAGGAAAAAGCTGCTCCAGCCATTCCGTCCGGATCTGCTCGGCCGTGCGCGGAGAGAGAGCCGCTGGAAGAGCAACACTCATGAGGACGCCAGCCATGTGATGTTGCCCAGATTGGCCAACTGATTCTGCTGAAGGGCAACCGGCTGCAACGGAACGGACAATTCGAAATCCGTCACTGACGAAACACCGGCGATGGCGGAGTCAATTTTCGAGGGAGACAGCGTCGCGCCAATCCCGGTGCCCGCAAACCATGATGTCAGCGCCGCCGTTACAGCAGATCTGTTGGCATCCGTATCCGGCACGATTGACAGAGTGATGGGCTGCGTGACGATCTGCGCGCCAACCACAGTTGCGTTTGCCCGCACAACACGCCGGCTGGCGTCGGAAATATAGCTCTGGATCGTCGCAAGCTGCGCAGCTGTTGGCGCAACACGGCCTGGCATCGCAACAATGATCCCAACAGATCCACTGCCCAGCCATCCGCCAACGACATTGACCAGATACGCTCCGGAATTTTTCGCCCAGCGCGTGTAATCGCTCGGCGTTCCACCGCCTGGCGCATTGCGGATATTTTCCAGAATACGGGCACGCCATGTGGCGACATCCTCAATGGCGGCTCCACCCACCAGACCGTTTCCATCTGTCACGACCTGACTGACGCCTGCAGGAGCAGACACAAAGGTCAGCGCAACTCCAGCCGAAACATTCCCACCTGTCCCAGCCGTTGTTGCCCGCACCGGAACGGATGTGGTTTTCGCCGCCACCAGTGTCGTTTCAGCGGAAACTTCCCAGGACACAGACCCATCAATGGTCAGCGTGCGCCCCTCAGGCAGCACCGAGGACACGGATGTCGTGACCAGAATGTTTCCGACAGCAGCCTGAGCAGGAATGCGCGGCGTTTTCCATTCCTGCGCATGCATGGGCAGCAGACCGGTTTCCGTTGCCGTGCTGACCATCATCTCCAGCTGGAAATCACGCCAGTAACGGTAAACCTCGGAAAGGGCCATCGCATGCACGACAGACAGAACCTGCTCCGGCGATCCGGGCGCATTGGCATCCAGCGTGACGGATGAACCATCTTCCGCCGTAAAGGTGCGCGACAGCAATGCAGCCGCAAATCTCTGCGCCAGATCCGAAACCGTTGGAATTGCGGCGGTCATTTCGTGCTGACCCCGGTGCTGATGGAAACGGTCCCATCTGTTACCGTCACCTGAAGCTGACCTGGCGCACGCCAGACTGCACCTTTCTGCAAGGATATGCCCCGCCATGCCTCAATGGGCGCGACCGCTTCTGCAGCATAACCTATGGCGTTGATTCTGGTCTCTTCGTCAGCCTTGCCCCGCTCCAGCAGCCAGAGACGTGATCCCATTCTCTGATCCTGTGCCAGGACGCAGTCTCCGGGCCAGCCCCGACGCGCCAGAATCCCGCCCGACTGGGCCGGGAGCAGGGCAATATCGTTCGGGAGAGTGTCTGTGCTGTCCGCACGGCGGTTACTGCCCAGCTGGACCAGCAGCATTGTCGCAGCCGTCACATCGAGCGCCAGGCGGCCACGTCCGTTTCCTGTCGATCGGACAACCAGATCGCAGATGCCGGATGCTCCAGGACGTATCATCAGGGTAACGGGTGAGGCCATACCGCATGAATGACACGGCAGGCATATCGTTTGAGTGGAAGAAACCTATCTCACACAGGCTGTCCGGACTGTTCAGTGCCAGATTTAACACCGGTATGTTTGTGATCTTTCAGGGAAACAGAGCCAGCCTGGACATCATCATCCGATGAAATAATGCCCGTCGCGTGAAGCTTTCCCGTAATCACTACCCCGTCAGCATCGACTGCCAGAATCTGTTTTCCGCCGATGCGAACGTTCAGGTTACTATGTGCATCCAGCTGAATGATTTCGCCATTGCGAAAATATATCGCCTGACCAACGGCATCGTAGAGACAAGTCTCACCTTCCGCCAGTCCCGACATGCGTGAAACCGATGGATTGGCCGGCGGCAACGCGATGATGTCGGAATGGTCCGCCCCAGAGGAAACCAGATGCGTGACAGCGCCATCATGCGGCACATGAGAAGCAAAACCGAAAGGATAATGAACAGGAACCTTCGTGCGCGTGCGGCCATAATGGGTGTCAACATCGACAGTCTGTTCATCCCCATCATCCGCAACAGATCGGATGACACCCCGTGAGACATGCGCCCGCAGAGCCATCCACAGATCCTGAAGCCCTTTCATGACCGGGAACCATCCCAGCCACTGATATGGCCGGATTTCCTGCGACCGGGCTTCTGACCGGCAGCATCTTCCGTGATGTCAAAAGCATCTGTGGACACCAGGGAAAGTCGCGTCCTGTAGCCCTGATCATCCGCAACCCATGTTACGGCGGCAATCAGCATATCCCCGTAAATACCGGAATACTCATCCGTGACCGCCACCAGAGTATTCGGCTTCCAGAGTTCATCATTCGTTGTCAGACCGGGAACCGTATAAACCCGCGCAGTCCCGTGCGCCCGCGTGGTCCGCATTCTCCAGCCGGCCTGATCCTGTAACGTCCAGGGCGCGGAGGGAGATGATCTGTGCTTTGAGGGCTTCCGTTTTTTGCTGCGTGCTGATGCATGATAGGCCGTGGGGTTCAGCCCCTGTGATTTCAGATATCCTGCCACATCCGCATCCAGAGGCGGGTTTCCCGCATTCTGGGTGGTCTCTGATCCTCCTGACTGCGTCGCCGCCAACCAGACACGCGGACGATAACGTGGGACGGATGGATCAACCGCATGTCCGTAACGGACCACGGATCTCGATTCCTGCTCGGAAAAAGAAATGCCGCCAGCAGACAGAGGCGCATCGGCAGGAACGCCGCCAGCTTTAAGCGTTCCTGAAGAAGGTCTCAGGACACTCCTGAATGCCCCTTTGACCCAGATATCCGAATAATGATCCTGGACGGAAATCCGCGCTTCGATGCTCTGGACATTGCCCGGGAATGTCAGGCTTCCAGGCGCACGCGTGACCCCGGCCTGTGTCAGCCGGATGCCGCCGACACCATCTGAAACCACAAGAACACCACGCTGACGTGACAGCTTTTCTATGGTGGACATGACGGGTTCGATATCCAGCGCAACCAGCGTGAAGGGGGCTCCCGTATCGACATCACTGTCGATCGACAGGCCAAACGGCTTCACGAGCGACCCGACCACATCCATCAGATGAATCTGCCGATATTCAGCAGGCCCTACGGGATTCCCGGTGCAATCCACAAGATCGCCGGCGCGGTCACGCCCTGAAGCAACGCCCGATGCATGGCCGTCCTCGACGCGCAGATCGATATCATCCACCCATCCCCGGAAAACGACGGTTTCATGGACCCGGATTTCAACATCCATATGCTCGCGGATCAGCGTAGCGCTGCTTCCGGATGAAAAACCTGCTGAATCGTCTCTCGCCGCATCGTCAATTTCGACACGGAAAACGCCGCAGATATCCGCCAGATCACGACCGCACTCCAATGACGTCCAGTTCGTGACCTCACTGCCGCCTATGAAAATCCGCATCGGACGGGTGGCCGTCGCATGCAGTGAGGTCTCGCTCATGCGACAGGCTCCAGAACATCGATATCTCCGGGGCCGACACGGCCGGGATGGCGGATGCCATTGCGCGAAATCAGGTCATCCCATGTTGATTCGACATCTGAGACATTGTCGCCCGCAATGGCATAGGCGATCTGCCAGGCACTCATCTGGCGATGCGTCTGTAGCGTCAGCAGCGCAGGCAGACGTCCGATTCTGGCATTGATATCGGCAACCAGCGCAGACTGCATATCTCCGACGGACGAAGCAAGTCCCGCCACGGGAACGCTCAGCCCCTCCGAGGTGATGACGTCGATATCTGATGAAATGGCGTCAATGGCTGCCAGCATCCTGTCACGACCGGCTTCCGCATCTACCTGACTGCTCCATGTCACAGATGACTGGGCCGCAATGGCCTGAACGACTGTCAGGGTGCGGGCGGCAAGCGCCGTGGCCAGAGTGGATTCCGGAGACAGAGATGACGGCAGATATTGCGTTGCCAGAGATCCGGATTGATCAGCCGCTGACAGCAGCATGGTGGTTGCTGCAGACGGATCGACATCATCTGTCGTATCGCCTGTGACCAGCTGGGCCGGAGCTACTGCGGACTGGGCAACCGGCGTGACAGCAGCGACGAGAGCCGCAGGAACCGCGCTCAGGGCTGTCACCAGTGAATTTGCCCAGGCACCATCCGTATTGCTGGTCGGAAGCGCCACGCCAGCGTTCAGGGAGGCGAGCGCATCGGATGTCGCCGTCTGCGTTGCCACAGGCGCGGAGCCTGTCAGGGATGACCAGATTCCTCCGACAGAAGACACAACGGAACTGACGGCTGACGCCATCACGACAGGAATGGCCAGAGGTGACAGAACCGACTGCATCATCAATGTCGCCTGATCGACGACACTGTCCGCAGCGGTGAACAGGCGCGTCAGCGTATCCGTGACCTCGGAAAACAGACCCGACGATGAAGTCTGCACGGGCTCTCTGATGAAAACCGCCTCAAAACGGGCCAGACGGATTTCCTGATCCGAAAACGAAATCGTTCCTGGCTGCAGAAGACGGCAACGCAGGCTGCCCCACCAGGGATGAATCAGGGTGGCAGCCCCCGGTTTCATCAGGGCTTCGCGCATCCTCTGCGCACGGATGACATAATCATCCCCGACGATCAGCCCGAAAACACGGATCTGACCATCCAGCTTTCCAAAATCCTGAACACGCCAGACATCGATGCCCGGGAAGAAAATCTGGGCGATGCGACGTCCGGCCATATCCTGACTGGACGGCATGAAAAACGTCACGCCACGCCAGCTGGCGGTGGAGAGGATAGATCCGAGAGGAGATGCCAGAATACCGGTGACCAGATCGCTGTCGATCAGTGTCCCTGCGCCGCTCATGGACGTGACACCATCCGGCCGGCATCAGGCCGCGTGCTGACTGTGCCTTTCGTTCCATTGGTCTGATGCACACGCAATCCGGGATCGTGGGATACATGCAGATCAATTCTCTGGGGAGCGTGTCCTGCGGCAGAGACGCCTGCATGAGCCCCCTGAAGGCGCGGTGTCCAGTCGTGACTGAACAGAAGCGCCATCGGTGAATTGGCAAAGACGCGTTCCAGCCCTTCCCAGACTGTCTTCAGGCCATCGAACATGTGAGAAAACTGGTCACTCACAAAAGATGAAATGGTTTTTGCCCAGCCGCTCATCCACGTGCCAAAGCCGCCGAAATACGTCTTCAGGCTATCCCACTTGGTATAAACCAGGGCAACAGCTCCAAGGGCCGCCACAACACCAAGGGCAACCCATCCAACAGGCCCCATGGCCACGACCAGGCTGCCAAGCGAAGCAATCAATGTGCCGATGGATCTCAGTCTTAACGCTGTTTTAAGCAGGCTCCATCCTGCCGCTACAGGCTTTATGATGGCCCCCATAGCACCTAGCGCCGTTATCAGAGCGAGAACAGCGCCGATACTTCCAGTCATAACTGATGTTACCCCGGGGACATGTTTGTCGAGCCAGTCGAAAACATCACTCAAACCGTGCAGGGCCACAGTGCCGACATTGATGATCGGAACAAAACTGGTGCCAACCCGGCGTTCCAGTTGCGTCAGAGCATCCTCAAAAAGATGCAGTCTGATCAGGGTTGATTGAAAGCCTGTATCAAAATCCTGCTGGATCATTTTTGGCGATGTGCCAGCAATTCTATCCCTGATGACATTGAGTTGTCCCCATTGCCGGGACATCGCCGCAACTGCACTCTGATCCATCTCATTGGCGAAAAGCTCATTGATGACGTGGTTACGCCGATCAACATCTCTGATATTGGCGATCATGCCCATCACGGCCATAACTGGATCATGACCCTGATGCTTTTCAGCATTCATGAATTTTTCGACGTCAAGACCAAGAAACTTACCAAAACGCATGCGGCCATGCTGTGTGGTTAGAGTTTGCATGAAAGCTCGGAAATCTGCTGTCGCAGACCCTTCCGAACCGACGTTCTTTCGGATTAGAGCCATCATGGCGCCGATATCAGCAACTCCTTGCATTCCGCTTACACCCAGATGCGCAGCCTGCGCAGCCACGGCAGGGAAGAGAGGTGCCAGTTGTTCCATCGGCAGCGCTGATTCCTTGCCAACACGCGCAACCATGGCAAGGGCTGTCGGAAGCTGCCCTGACGAAACTCCCAGATTCTGGTTCAGCGCGAATGCCGTTTTCGCAACCGCTTCAGGATCGGCATTATAGGCTGTCGAAATTCTGGCGACCGTCGGCATGAATGCCTGCAGCTGGGGAAGCTTATACCCCTCCTGACTGAGAAACGTTTCCGCATTGACCAGATCGGACGATTTCTGACCAGTCCGGCGCGCCAGATCATTGATCTGTTGCCCCAGACGTCTGGCCAGAGCCACATTCGCACTGCCTTCAACGCCGAGAGTAATGCCGATATGGGTCAGCGCATTATCATATTCTGCGGCGGCACTGACCGGAGCAATCAGCCCGAAGCCGGCTGCGGCGGCACCGAATGCATCTCCGATCCCGGAATTGACGCTGTCCCGGAAATGACCAGCTGCACCCATCAATGTATTGGGAGTGCCACTCCCCAGGTTCAAACCCGAGCGGGCAAGATTGCCCGACCAGCTCTCATGCAGACGGTTCATGGCACCGACAGCCTGCATCATGCCGGCCTGTGCCTCTTCTCCCATGGTCTGGAAACTTTTCCCCGCCTCGGCGGCAAGACCGCCTGTTGAGGAGAGGGATTTATCGAGTTCGGAAACACCGGTGGCAGCGGCCCCGGTTGCACTGCGCGTTTCTTCCAGCGCCCTGTTCAGTGAAGTGACGCCGGATGTGGCGCGGGCGACGGGCTCAAGAAGATCGCTGAACGGATCTGTCGTGCGACGCAGATCCCCCAGAACCTGCTCGATCCTGCCAAGGATGTTCTGGACAGTTTCAAGAGGGCTGAGAGAGCCAACCTGAAAATCGAGTTCAAATTTGGCCCGCAGATCATTCATGTTGCTGCCTTTATGGCCTCCTGACGTTTCTTCGCCAGTTCAGATGCCGCATAAGCCCAGAACGCCAGATCCTCATACGGCATATTCAGAAGCTCGCTGGCCGAGAAATTCAGCTCGCTGGCGAGACCTGCGAGGCGGGATGGCCAGTCAGCGGGCCACTCTGCAAAAAATACGAAGAAGCCTCAGCCAGATTCAGGATGTCCAGACCATCCAGCTTTTCATAGAAAGCATCCCCTTTCGGACCGACAAGACCGATCGCGCCCAGAATGAGAGCTTTCGAGCGATCACCGTCTTTAGGCTGGTTCATCATGTTGACCATGGCCCGCCCGCGCAAACGGTTCAGCGTCACCGATGACTGCCCATCAACCGGATAATTCAGGGTCGCCACAATCGATCCATCCGCCTGCAGAACGCAGCCTTCTGGAAGTTTCTTCCCATTCGCGCTGACAGTATCCGCGCTCTGATCCGTATCCGTTGCGCCATCCGCCAGAATTTCAACCTGTGCATTCACGATACTGTCTCCTCATAACTGTCCATGACCCATGTCACCTGCAATTCTCCGCCATTATCCTTCATGGAAGGCGCTTCGGTGATGCAGGCATTCGGAAAAACCCAAGCCTGACCGGTATCGGCCCGAACCTGAAGTTCCTTCTCATCGCCAGGACTGAAGGTCGCGAGGGACATGTTCGTTTCCAGAACCAGCGTGGCCTGCACCTGACCAGGCTGAAAACTGCGCACGCGCACCGTGCGTGTTCCAACAGGCCGCGCTTCATTCTTCAGTGCCGGCAATTTCAACGACGTGCCCGGACGCACATCGTATTTCGTGCCATCCCACCAGAGTTCAACAATACCAACAGCTGTGGCCATTTCAGGACTCCAGGACGATCTGTGTTGCAAGGACGATCAGATTGCCGACGATCTGAATCGGCATCCGTCCGTTCAGGCGATTCCGATCCGATGGATCGCGGGCAAAGCTGCAACTCTTCGCAAGGATGGTCGTATTTTCAATCCAGCCCTGCTGTTCATAAAGCTTGGCACGGCCGATCCATGACTGTTCCATGACCGAGGGAGACACGATCCCCCCGCCGATGCTCGCAACAGGTGACCCGTCATCGACCAGCTTGGCGCGAGGATAGGTCGCCTGCACATAGCTGTTGAAATCATAGCGGATACGGGTCGCCGTTTTCGGAATGGTGATGTCATGCCAGGCCGTGGACGCATTGCCATTCTGGTCGGTTTTCCGCGTGGTGACCGCACGCTCGATGGTCACAGTGCCATCCTGACCGACAAGAAAGGTGGAAATGCCATTCAGCAGCAGAATATTCCGCATCGTATCGTCATACTGATCGGAATCATCCGGCCCCAGACCAGACAGAGCCGTCAGTTCCAGCGTGCGCAGCTGACGTGCCGGGTCCGTGTTCAGAGCAGCCGAGGCAACAGCGGCAAAACTCGCCGCAGCAACAGCAGGTTCCCAGCGGGCCTTCTGTGCGCTCAGAACCGTCAGAAACTGGTTGTCGAGCGTATCGGCAACGGAAAGCGCCTGACCATATGTGTTGCTCAGCGCCACGTAACAATGGGCATCCAGCTTGGCCATCGCGTTGTAACGGCGCTTCATCTCGGTTCCGAGGACCGCAAGATTTGCACCATCATTCAGACAGCTGATGATATCCGTATACCAGGTGGATGCGGTCAGTTGCAGCGCGGACGTGACATCCGGAGATCCAACACCTGCGGCCTGTTTCGCGACAGTGAGCGTCACACCGGCTGTCACATCATAAGACAGCTGACTGGCGCGGACATCCATATCGGCCGTCCATGCCCCTTTTTCGAAGCTGGTGAGGGTGATAACGCCACTGGTGGCATCTGCCCCGGCTGAAAATCCACTTGCTGTCTGCAGATCGGATGTGAAGGCCGCGAGAAAGGCAGCGCCGAACTGGGCGGCATTCATCCCGGCTGTCACGGTCACGGGAACACGCTGCCCGTTAACCAGAAGAGCAACCTGTCCATTTGAAGCCCCCGAAGCGAAGACAGGCGTGATGGTCCATGTTGTCGCTGTCCAGCTATCTGCTGGCTGCAACATGACCAGATCCAGCTGTGTGTAGGGCGCATCTGTGGCGAATGCGGCGACAGCACGTGCCGTCATCGTGTTCGCGCCGGCCAGTGTCTTTGCCCGACTGGCGGTGATGCTGCGGTAGATGACACCGCTGCTGCCAGAGCCTGCGCCCAGAACCCCGATGATAAGCGCCTTCAGAGGCATCGCCCGTAACGATGAAAGCAGTGTGCCGGTGGTGATCTCGGCATAGGCTCCCGGGACCTGCAGATTCTCGGGGATCTGTTCGAACGAAAATGTCTCGCTCATTTCGCGTCACTCCCTGCCGGTTTCGCAAGCGCCTTCGTTTCTTCATCGGGCACGATGTCGCCACTCCTGATCAGAGCCGCCCAGAAAAAATCACGTTCATTGACCTCGAACGGTTTATTGCCAACCGGCTGCCCGGATTGATTACGGACGAGCCGGCCTGCTCCCTGTTTCACACGCATGTCAGTCTCCTCTGACGCTCAGAATTGCCGGCGTCTGTTCATCGCCGTTCACGGTCCATGTCTCGGAAAGCCTCAGGAAATCGTCCATCTGCGCACGCATGCGGTCATCATCGAGCGAGACATTCGGAATGGTCAGGGTGAACGCCGCAATCGCGCAGTCTTCTTCAATCCAGTCCGCCAGACCTTCAGGCAGATCCGTGGCGGACAGCAGAACGGTTCCAGCGCCCTTCACCTGAAATCCATGCAGGAATCCGGCCATGATCGTGAACAGACCCATCGTTCCGACGCCGCGCAGCTGCGAAGTGCCGAAATAGAGATCCTCGGGACGCTGATGCCGCACGATGCCGTAAACCTGAAACACCAGATCACCCCGGAAGACCCGCGCATGACGGGCATCCGGTTTCCATCCTGACCAGCCCAGCGCGATGGACTGATCAGGAGAAATGATCCTCTGCCACACGGATTTGGAGGCGCGTGGCGGCACGACGAAATGACGGAATACGTTTTCCGGGAACGCCGTTTTCAGGCGTGCCTGAACCGCACAGAAGGCGTTCTTTATAACGTCGCCATCCCGCAGGAAGGCTGGATACTGATTTTCAGAAAACTGCATCAGAAGCACCGTGATGCTGAAAGACCCGGGCGACGTGACGCCACCCGTGACCAGGTATCGGTCTTATCCACCGTGACCGCGATATCCAGCGTGGCTTTCCCGGAGCCGATATCGGCCAGCCATGCCATTGCATCCTTGCGATCGGCCCGCATCTGGTCTGTGGGAACGACAGTCGATCCAACAGCCAGGGAAAACCGCGCCAGCTTGCAGCAGGCCGCCGTCAGAGCCGGGACCGTCTGCGCAACCGGCGTCACGTAACGCCGGCGCAGGTAACTGTCGATCAGACTGGAGGCATCTTCCAGCGCCTGCTGCACCCGCGCCTGGTCAATCTGGCCCAGCGGCGCATCACGTGACACGTTGGCTGCGACCAGATCATCCTGACCATATCGCGAGATCAGATCGGCAACGGTTGCATAAGCCGCCATCAGGAAACCCGAATGATCTCAAGTTCGGGAGAACCCGAAATTGCAGTGATCTGCGCGTCCGTCAGCTCCCCTTCGCTCCATATCTTCAACGGCGGATGCTCGATGCCGCCACGGCGGAAACCAGAAATGCGGCTGACAACGATCATGCTGCCCGCGCTGACTGAGCGCGGACCTGTTTCATTCAGAATTTCAACAGAAGAAATCGTGTCTGTTTCATCCGTCATGTCACTGTTCTTCTGTTCCAGAGGTGTCCGCGCCATCTCAGCCTCCTGCTGTCAGTGACAGACGCGGAGCGACCATCAGATCGACAGCGCCTTTCCACGGGTTGCTGATTGTTGCGGTGCCCGCATCAGACGGCACGAATTCGGCGTTCACCAGAAGACGGCCCGCACTTTCCAGATTGGTTGGAACCACCAGAAGGTTGGGTCTGATTCCATAAGGCGCGCCATCCTTGCGGCGCTGGGCCGCAAACGCAGTCAATGCCGCCTGAAACGATGTTCCGTTCAGGGGACGGGTGGAACGGTAAGCCAGCTGATACATGCCCACACCAGCAGCGCAACGACCATCAACACCCCAGAGGAACTCATTGTCATGGAAGACATTATCCGAGGTGAGCTGGGTCTTTGGCGTGATGTTGAACGGACGCCGCGTCTGGAAAATCATCGGCTTCAGCGGTCGCGTGGTATCAAACAGATACCATGGCGCAACAGCCGCTTCGGTTCCCTGTGGCGTGCCGATATTCGACCAGGATACGGCTGTCCCGGACTCATTGTATGTCTGGTGGTCCGTATCAAAGAAATTCTGGCCATCCATGCATTTCGTGGATGCCCCCTTCATCAGCATATCAAAGACCAGTTCATCAGGCAGAACTGATGCGTTGTAGCCAAGCTGCTCGACAGCCGGGAGCAGAACACCGAACTGATCGTCTTCGAGATCCTCACGGCGGGCACCGATGGTCTGTTCGAATGTTCTGTTGGCAATCCGGAAACCGTCAACCTTCAGACGCTCGATCTCGCGCTGCCCCACCCATTCACGCAGACCGCCGATTTCAGCGATACGGGGATAGAAATTCTCTCCAGCAGATGATGGCATCACCATGCTGAACTTCTGATACAGAGAGGGCCCAACCTTCAGATATTTGTTGAAGGATGTGTTGATACGGGTCGTAAGAGCGGCGATATTGCCTGCGTTGATATCCATGTCGTTTCAGCCTCAGGAAATCAGGACAAAGGCGTTCCCCGCCTCATCAAAACCGGCGATTGTGCCCACCTGAAGCCGGGCCGATCCGCCATCAGGGGTATGTGTCAGGGACACCGTTTCGTCATCAACCGCGTAAACGGCCTTTCCGTAATCCGCCCATGTCGGAGCGGCATCGAACGGAATGGCGAAACAGCCCTTTCGGGGGGAACAGGGCGGGAGATCGCCAATTGCCGGAGCCAGCCCGGTTCCGCTGTTATCGATCTGACGGTCGGCAATCCCCACAACAGCAACAGCGGCCGATGCAGGCGTTGTCGTCTGTGGCAGAACCAGCGATCCGTCCTGACAGACGACAACCATCGAACCACGGTAAACCTTCACGCCATCAGCGACCTGATGTGCAAACTCCGGACCATGCGGGACACGTTTTTCCAGCAGGACAGCATCATTTTTGAGCACCATTATTTCGTCTCCGTCAGACCAAGATCTGCGTCCATCTTTGCGAACAGCGCATTCGTCTGATCCGCCGGAGGAGCCTTCTGCGTATGCAGAACGACACTACTGTCCGGAACACTCTGCAGACCGCTGATGATGTCTCCCGCTTCTTCAGGGGAACGCATGTGCAACGCGATCAGTGCTTTGCGCTGACCTTCCGTGATGACCCTGGTGCGACCGGCCTCATCAATGGCAGCCTCAGCCGCGCTCCGGGCAAGCTGATCCTGCAGATCGTTGATCTTGGCCTGCATGGTCGCCACACTCTGCGTATGCGTCTCGACCTGACTGGTGCGGGCCTTGAGGCCGGCAATCACCGCATCAGGCGAGGGCTTGCCACTCAGGCCAGCCAGCTGGACGGCCTGCGTGTGCAATGAGAGAAAAGAGTCAGCTGTGCCCAGAACATCAGCCTCGGTAGCGCCGGCAGGGAGCCCCAGCCGGCGTGCGATTTCGGCGAGGTCCATCCCCGTCTCCTGAGTATGAAGTGAAGTGAGAGTAAGGTTCGGCGTATTCGTCAGGCTGGCGCGGACAATCTTCCCGACAACGCCATCCCGTGCCGTGAAAGCGGGAGAAATCCCGCTATAGGAACGATCACTGAACAGTTCCCGTCCACGCCGGGTCCAGTCCATACGCCCCCACAAGCCATCCGCACGGTTCTGCAGTTCGGTGATCCACCCTGCTGCCGGGGCCGAACCACCGGAAACCTGAGCGCGATCCGTGGCATGATTTTCATCCAGGACGAGCTTGCCGCCCTGCATCGAATGACGGATCAGAGCATCGGCATTCCCCACATGATAGGGACCGCGTCCATCCACACCACGAAATTCTCCGGCTGGAAGCAGGTGAATCCATTCAGGTGGCGTATCGCCAGTCGGAACCGGCAGGACGGTGTGGAAATGTATCAGGGTCATCAGACGCACGTTCTGCCATCCGGCAGGAACTGAAATAATGCGGTCCGGTTATCTCATGAGAACAGCATCTTCAGGATGGTCTGAAAAATCGCGCCGGAAGGCATCGTTCTGGCCCGAGGGGTATAACCGGACCCGGAGCGTCGGAAAACCGCTCCTGCCCCCTCTTAAAGTCTCTTAATGATGCTCTTAAAGCATAACAGCCTCTGCCGTCAGCTTCCACGCATCGCATGGGAGAGAAAATCCTCCAGTCCCTCGATCACAACCAGACGGTCTTCATCCGTAAAGCCCAGATAGGGACGCGCCGGAATTGTCACGGCCGCGATGCGGAATCTCTTGCCCCCCATATGGAATTCAAGGCTCTTTGCATTTTTCGCCCGGATGACACCACCAAACTGATGGATGGCACCATATATCTTGTTGGTTCCCCAAAGGAGCCTGCTCCCCAGAACCCGGGATGTCAGGCTGCCCATCAAACCACCATTCATCCCGTCATTGATCAGAATATCCGAACCCTCCTTATCCTCGGCATAGAGAGGATTAAGAGGCGCATAACTGCTCCAGAGAACGCCTTTGGGATCTTTCCCTGCCTGCATACGTCGCTGTGTATTTCTGACGATCGCTGGACCAATGCCAGCCAGAACAGCAGATGGATCCGTGCCGATGGTCTCGATCCGTTTCAGGCTGTCCTGTATCGGCACCAGGGAACCACTCAGTTTCATTGTCACGCCAGTCATGACATGATCTCCCTGCCTGTGATAACGTGCTCAGGACGCACGGCGATCAGGCGATATTCTCCCGACCTGAGCACATCCATCGGGATGGAGCGCAATTGTGGGGTTCCCGGGAGGCCCCACCCGTGCGTCATTCTTCAGTAATGATTTTCGCATCAGCCGCACGCAGAAGCCTGCTGACTTCCGCTTCCGAAATCGCGTGCATGGACAGCAGCCAGTTTTCAGAACTGTCCTGCGTCGTCTTCAGCGCGAGACGATAGAGCTGTTTCCCATTCCGGGAAATCAGCAGCGCACGTCCGGGATGGGTCGGGATCGTATGCACAGGAGCAGACAGCATCTCCGGCAACGCTTCATATTCCGCCCGCGTCAGTTCCGCATGATGTGTCCGGTTTTTCGTCAGACTGTCATCCGACAGAAGCACACTGTCAGTCCTGCTTCCCAGCTGCTCCCGGACCGCATCGGGCACAGTGCCGGCTTCCACACTCCCGACAGGATTATCGAGAAGTTTTCCGATCTCCTCACGCTGGACTGACTGCCGTTCATCCTGAGACAGACGGCTGACCATCCTGCCCTGAACGGACGTCACGGGTTTCAATGCGGTTTCCGCCCGCTTCTTTTCCGCTTCCATCCACAGCTTGCCCGGGTTGCTCTGAAATCCCGGATCAATTCCAGCAGGAACCATCTCGGTTTTCCCGGTCGCCGGATTGCGCCAGGGCTTCAGGTCCAGAGGCGGAGAGTCACTGACCTGCCAGTTATTACGCCTCATTTCTCCGCGAGAGACGGGTTCAACCGAACAGTGACAATGCCAGCCATTTGGAGTCCAGTGTGTGTTCCACCAGGTATCGCCAGCAGGCAGGATGATTCCATCCCAGGCGACATGCATGAGACGCGGATGTGGACATGAGTGGTGTCGATAACGGAAATAGGGAAACATCACGAGCGCCTCAGGCGTCGTCATCTGCTTCCATCGTCCTGCCGAATAAGCCGTAGACAGATTCGTCGTATAGATGATCTTTGCCCGCCATCCCGGCGTTCCATTAAAATCCCAGCCACGCCGCTTGACGATACGGTCAAACTCTTTCCGGAAATCACCGAGGGTCATTCCTTCAGAAATCGCCCGTCCAACGGCCTTGCGGAAATCATTCAGCAGCGCATCGGATGCAGCTCCTGCAACTGAAAATCCCGTGGCGTGAACATGGGCTTCCAGTTCACCCCATTTCTGGGTCGGCATATTGATTTTCTGGCGGAAGAACCTGATGGCATCAGACGGAGCCAGCTTCGTCGCCTGAATGACTGTATCAGCCACCCATCGCCTCCAGCGCTGACGCTTCGCCAGCCAGTTCCGCAATCAGCATTCCCTGTGTCATGGCCTGCGCAAATGCTTCATCATCCAGATTCAGACGATCCAGACGCGCCTCAAGATCCTCCATGGACGAAGCTGCTTCAAACTCTCTGCGAACCTCTGCCGTCATGCCGGCAAGCGCATCGGCCGCCCGTGACGCCAGCTGCTGCGTCATCAGTTCCACGATCCCCGGTTGCTGCTGCGCATGCTTTTCCAGCAATCTTCCCAGAATGACATGCTGATCGACATTTCCGTTCTTCCCGACCGTCTGGATGTCCTGCTGTCCTGACTGTGGTGTGCGTGGATCTGGAGGGTCTGACTGCCCCGGCGCTGCCCGTGTCGGACGCTGTTCCGATGGCAGCACATGTGGAGCGGCAGCCGGCTGTGCCTGGGCAGTAATCCCGATCACCTCATCCCCGTCTTCAGGAGGTGTCAGGCCAAAGCGGTCATACACATCCTGTGCCCGCACCTTCAATCCCTGTGGACCCAGCCACTGGATGCCCGAAATCAGTTCCGACAGAGGCGGTTCATCGGGACGTCCAATTGCAATGACAGGATATTTCCCGCCAGCCGGAACCCCGAACGTCATATCGACCATCCAGCGGACAATCTGGTCATTCACCGTGTGTGACAGAAGCCCGGCGTCCCAGCGTTCGATATCTTCCTGCACCTGCCGGTGAATTACACCGGATGCATGGGTGCCGCTCCGCGTGTCGGTAGTGCCGGTCTGCCCCAGAACGGCCTTGCTGATCTGTTCATCAATCCATTTCACACGGCGTTCATGCAGATCGTTTGCACCGGCTCCGTTTTTCGGTTCGACGAAATCAAATTCCATTCCTTTCGGAATCATGGCCGACAACGCACCACCAATATCCGTCAGCGCACGCCACAGCGTATCCCTGTCATCACTGGTTGCATCAGGACCAAAACGACCGATCCTGATCGGCATACCGAAATTCTGAACGAAGATGCCCCAGTCACGGACGGTGAAGAACTTGAACATGGAGAACCATGCGACCGCACGCGTCAGACCCGCCTGCAACGTCAGACCCGACCATGATGGATGCCTGTGAATGGAGACGCTTTTTTCCGGAATGGATGTGAAACCTGTCTCCGCAACCGCGCCTGGAATGCCTGGCGTGAAACTGTCACCCGCATCATCACGCATCCTGATGGTTTCACCATCCTGCCAGGAGACATCAAACCAGCGCTGGGGACGGAAGATCAACTTGCGCGGCCAGTAGTCGGCAGCCGCCCGGTTCCATTCAATGGCAGAAACGGAAAAGCCCTTGCCGATTGCATCCAGCATGTCGAACAGGGCATGTCTGAGGACACCTGTTTCCACCCATGCCCGCACAAACTCGGCCTGCTTTTTCTGTTCGGGATCACTCCCGGCAGGGGAAACAGTAATGGGCAACTGAGCGACCGTGCGTTTCCGGGTTGATAACACGCCGAGATAATGAAGATCCTTCTGCTCGATCTCCTCACATGCGCATTGCCAGCCAAGAGAATTCCCCTGAGCAGCATCCGCCAGCAGTGAACCCAGAAGCGCCGGATCAAGTCCGTCGATCGGAACCTGCATAATGGCAGGGCGGGAACCGACAACAGTCGGGCCGTTCAGCGCCGCATCCGGCAGGCGGATCGGCTGGCCATACTGATCAAGCAGCCCCATCTTAGTTGTTCTTTCCGATGGTTTTTCCCTGGCATGCGCGAACCTGATCCCGCAGACCGCCATAATCCCGGATGAAACGATGTGTCTGCGGCAATGCTGAAGACGCCAGTTCCTGCCGCAATGCATTTTCTTCCGTCGATGAATACGCCACCAGAGACGGGCAGAGCATGACCGGTCGCCCGCTGCATGCCGACATCAGCATCCCCATGCAGAACAGCACGATGAAACCGAAAGTGCCATTTGCCAGCCGCCGGTCCAGAGCCGCGTCATCCGGTGCGGCATTCGCCTGTGCCGACGTCATGGCCGACGCACGCTCTGCAATTTCTTCACTGTCAGACGTAGCTGTTTCAAGGGCGGAAACTTTCCCGGCCTTCGACGTCGCGTAAAGCGCCCAGCCAAACAGTATGGCCCAGAGAACGAAGATCACGGCACTGCAGATCCATGCGATATCGGTCATATCCTGACGCTCCCTCTCAACCCGTAAACAGAGCGCATTCCCATACGCTCACGTGCGATTTCATCTTCGACAGGCCACTGGTTCAGACGCCGCTGGCCGCTCATGTCCGGCGCCAGAGGATTGGGCACAGGGATGTATCCATATTCCTCAGGCTCAGCCCGGCTGGCCGCCCATGCCATTGCGATGGCAATCGCGGCATCCCCATGGCGTTTTCCATTTTTGTCGGAGGTTCGGCTGTCCGGAACACGTGCGACACCACGGACAATTTTCAGAGCGCGGATATCATCATGGATATCCCGATCGGCAGGAATCGTGAGTGTCCCGTCTTCCATGGCCGCCTTGAATGGAGGCATGTTCTCCCGATACCAGCCTTCGCTGAGCATCACCTCCTCAATACGCGTGCCATAACGCTGGGCAGCGACCTCGGCCAGATATTGACCATTTCCACGCGCATCCATTTTCCCGGCACGGAAACGCGGGATCCGATCCAGTATCAGGAAGAGGATCTGCTTCTGCTGCTCAAAAGGCACATTGCGCAGTTCCAGGACAAAGACTGTCCGACGCAGCAGGCTGCGTTCCAGACTCAGGAACCAGAGAACCGTCAGATCGCCTGAGCGACCGAAATCCTCACCGAAAACATGCGGTGTTTTGGGATCAAGCGCTTCAATGACAGGAAAAATCTGCTCGTCAAAAAAACGACGCGTCTCCGCTTCCCGAATATTTTCCGGCAGCAACGTGAAATCAGAGTTGCAGGACCATCGGATAACAGGTGCATCGGGAACAGAACGCGCTTCAATCACGGCCAGAGGGATATATGCACCCGTAGAGGGTTTCGGGATGCAGAACAGCTCCTCGTCAGCGGCGTCGCCATAAAAGGCGATGATTTCCGCACGCCATATTTCTTCCGCCTCTGGAGACCAGACATCACCTTTGCGCTCACATATCTTTCGAAACAGCCCATCGCGCAAAGCATCATCAAATGTGATCCGTTGAAGCGCATAGGGTTTCCGTCCTGCACGGATATTGGTCACCAGTTCGCAGAACGGATTGGTATCGCCATTATGTGTCGAAATGATAAGAACCTTGCCGCCCCACATAAGCAGGGCCAGAGCTGCCTTTAACAGTTCTTCAAGATCATCATGGAAGGCAGCCTCATCAATGATGACCAGTCCCTGCATGCCACGCAGCGCACGCGGCATGGATGGGAGCGCCAGAATCTTGTGCCCGGAACCCAGATCAATTCTGAAAACCTTCACATCCTGATCAGGCTTGTCAGGATCTCGGAAAAAACTTTCACACACTTCGGACGCAACGACCTGCATCGCCTCCATATGTTCCGCGCAGTAATCAATGAACTCACGGGCCATCTCAAGATTGTAGCCCATATAGAAAACATCCATCCCGCCAGCATCGGCGGACATGCCCCCCAGAAGATCCGCGATGAAGGAAGCTGCCCAGGACAGACCCGTCCGGCGTGATTTTTCGACGACCGCGACAGGGTTTTCCAAGGTAAGCCGCATCGTCGTTGACTGATAGGCGAGAAAGATGCCTGCCGGCGCACTCATGGAGATTTCACTCCGAATGCCCCAGCCATAAGGGCGCGGGCAGTTTCAGCACTGATGCCTTTTTTGCGGGCTTCATCCACCACATGTTTTTCAGCCTGCGCCTTCAGGCGTTTCTCAACACGTTCTTCAATCTGCTTCTGATTATCGATATCCGCCTTCGCACTCTTGGTCAGATGATCCAACGCCTTCGCCAGCAGCATCAGCCCTTCAGGATTGCCCTTGAGTGCAGCAAGTCCCTCTCCATCAGCCTCATCCTCTGATGCCAGATTCAGATCGAGAATAGCGGTGTGCAACAGCTCGATATTCAACTGGGCCGATCGCGAGGCAGGCGCATCACCCAATTGCCTGACCAGTGCTTCAGCTACATTCCGGGAATGCCTCAGCCTTGACGCGATCTTTTCCATGCTCTGCACATGACGCCCCAGAGCGGAACGGCTGATGCTGGTCACATCCAGTTCACGTAATGCTGCCAGAATTTCGTCAATGGTGTGACCATTCCCGCGCAGACGCCCAATTTCCTCACGGATTTCAGAGTCCAGCTGATCCACACTCGATGGCCGGGACATCGTTCAGTTCACCGTGGCGCGGGCAACCCCGTTGACCGTCTGTTCTCCGTAAACGACACGACGCCCCATATCCGTCAGGACAACCTTCCACAGATCATCGCCATTGCCACGAGGCAGCTTCTCAATGCGCACGCAGCCACGCGCCTGCAGAAATGTCAGATCATCACGCAGAATATCATGATCGATCTCACGGCCTGTCATGATCACGGCGCGCAGAATCACATCCTCATTCAGCATGTGATTGGCCATTTCATTCAGGGATGTCAGAACCTGCTGTCTGCGATCCCCAACAATTCGTTCAACAACACTCATCTTGGGCTCCGGTCGATATGCCCGCGCACAATCTCCAGCACGAGCTTCTGTGTGTGGCCGATCTGCTCCTGAATGCTGATCAATGATGTCCGGATGACATTCAGATCCGCAGACAGGGACCGCTCGACACGGTCCACACGATGGGCAAGGATTTCATGCCGCCACCACAACACGGCCATCATCAGAACGACGACAACCGCCAGCAGGGCCAGCATGATCCATGTAGCGGGTATCATCGTCCTTTCAGCCGGCGTTAGCTGGCTGAAGTTTCAGAAGTGGAGGAAGAAGCGGTCGTATCGCCATCCAGCGAAACAAGGATACCCGCCAGATCAGCGATTGCCGCCTTCACATGCAGGACAATCGCGTCTTCGGTCGGAACTTTCAGACCCAGATTACGCAGGATCGTGATCGTTCCATTGACAGCCGTCGAGACAACTTCGTTCCCGGATTCCCATTTGTCATAGGCAGACCGAAGCTTGTCGATACCACCATCAACTTCCGTGACGGCAGCCTTCACGGCTGTCTGGGCGGCCGTGTTAATGGTTGAAATACGACCAGATGCGCCTGTTCCACCAACAACGGCGGCAATACTGGACAGACCCGAGAAAATACTTGCGAGTTTCATACCTGTTTCTCCTGCGCTGCGTCTGCGCGTTAATGTCGCGTTTTCATCGCCACGCCTGGCACGCGGTCAATCAGACAGCCGTCCTCAGGCCCGGATAAGCGAGATCCAGAGCAGCATTCATCCGCGCCTCTGTTCTGGCGAGCCAGCCACGGCCAAACCGTCTGAAACTGGAAAGTTGCCGGTAATAATGCCGCTGCCGGGAAGCGAGAGCGAAGATCAGCATTCCGTCGCGCATACCTGCGGCACTGGCCGCTGCCTGCGTTTCAGGACCAATGATTCCATCGGTCTTTACATTCAGCAGATCCTGAAATTCGACGGCCTGATCTCCCGTCAGATAAGGCGCAATCTGTGCAATCGTCAGAGATGACAGATGCGCATCGAGCATTCCCGACGGCTGTTGCCCCAGATAGCAGCAGCGCAGACCATTTTCTCCCGTATTGAACCCGAAATCGAAAACCATCAGATCAATGCCGGATGCCATCTCTGCACAGCCGAACGGATTCCAGAAAAAACGTTTCGCGATATCTGAAAAAATGCTCTCGGGCATTGTGCGCATGATCGCTGACGTCAGCTGCCGATCATCGCCGGTTTCATCCATCCACCGCTGCATGATCGGAGCGGAGATGCCACGCATGGTCCCGACCAGAAGACCGGAACCGATGTTGCCGCCAGTCCAGTTCCCGTTGTCATGACGGGATGCCTGGTAACGACCCTCAAATTTTTCAGTGAACGCCAGACAGCGTGAAAGATTCGTGTCCATCCAGACACGATAGACATCGACCCGATATGCAATAATGAGGAAAGTCTATCTCATCATCTCAGAAGAGAGCGGTCTGGCGCTCATCAACCGGTCTGGCAGCACGCCTGCCTGAAGCTGTTCTTCCTGCACTGCGGAGTTTGACAACCGCACTATACGAAACACCCGCCCGCACGGTGATCTCGTTGATGGTCATCCCCATACGCGAATAAAGACCAACACGCCACGGTCGCGCAACAGGAACAAACCAGGCTGTGCCACCGAACCTGTCGCACAGACCTTCAGCAATAACCGGACCCCAGCATTTTTCCAGATTGGAGCCGGATGAATTCATCGGAACAATCAGACGCTGCCCGCCAACAGTTTCGATAAACCTCAGCGCCTCATCTTCCCCAACGGCATCAATCAGCCAGGAAATGGAATCTGGAGGCGCTGCGTTCATAAAATCTAATCCTCTGCAATTTCCATCATGCCAGGGAAACAGCCGTTGTCGATCAGAACCTTCGCACTGGGATGACGTTTCAGCATTTCCGGCGTCACGGCGACGACATTGCGTCCTTCAATCGTGATTGTCAGATAAGAAAGAATACGATCGAGAACGCCGTTTTCAGACCATCTCACAAAACGCGTATAAACGGGGTGAAATTTCAGACCATAACTGTCAGGAAGATATTTCCACTGCCACCCTGTTCGAAGAATATAGACGACAGCAGAAAGAAAGGCGAGATTCTTAACGGAATGAGCAGTCGCTCTTGGGAAAAATGGTATGACAGACATCAGCTGTTCTTCCGTCAGCCAAATGGGATCAGGTGCTATCTGGTTGGCAACAGTTCTAAAGCCCATCAGCTTTTTCCTTTTTTCAAACGATCTCTCCACTTCTTCAAACCCTCAATGACCCGCCGTGCCTGAGGCTCATTCAGAAATTGCGGAGCATCGACACCTGCCATTTTCATGATGAATGTCCTGAGAGCCTCCTCAGACCCCTCTGAACGCAGCATTGGAGACATCTCCCGCCACAGGGCAAAAATGAGCCGCACATAAGGCTTGTCGGAAGAGGGACGAAATTTCCGCACCTTCTTTTTCCCGACAAAACCAAGACGCTCGAATTCACGCAGGACACGTTCCATCTCCTGTGGCGTCATGGTCTTCAGACTGTCACGACCAGTCACACGGGCAAGCATGGCGCGATAGCTCTCCTCTTCCATCGCAAGATCCCTGCGTGCCACCTGGATTTTCCGGATCAGAACAACCCGGTCCGGCGCAGCCCTGCCACCAGTCACCTTCTCAAGTCGAGGAGCCATCATCACCTCCTACAGACGTGAGAAATCGACAACGATCTGGTGATAGTCCTGATCGTTGTTGTCGCGGTAATAGGCGCGGATGCCGGTTTTTGAACCGGCCGGCTCAATAGCATCCTCGATCGCCCGTCGCGCATCCGGCCATTTGGGATGATTCAGTTCCAGACGCTTGAGACTGTTCAGACGCTGGACATTGACGCGGCCACTTTTTTCATCCCGTTCAAAAGCCGCCATGATCAGGGCACGAAGATCCGCATTGGCATCTCCCGTCAGATCATTGAGGATTTCATTCATCAGCGACTGGGCAGCGGGGAGCGCTGCGGTCACACGGCTGTAATCTGCCGTCTTCATCTCGATTTTTCTGCGGTCACCATAAGATGACACGGTCAGTCCACCGCGACGCCCTCCAAGCCTCGCACCATATCGTTCGAACACCAGCTGCTGATACGCTTCAAGATCATCAAAAATTGCCTGTTTCTCACGTGCATTATGCTCGGCAAGAGCCCTCATGCGATCAACCAGATCCCGTGCAGTCCTGTCCGCCAGCAGAGTGTCCGGACGCAGACGGCTGAGAGCTATCAGGCTCCCGCTGCTGGTCCGTATCATCTCAACTCCATCGACGATCTCGATTTCATCATTCTCCGGGAATTTGTTCATCCCACATCTCTCCTGTTCATGGCTGAATAATATGAAAGGATGTCCTGAAGCCCGCACAGGCTGACGCGCAGCTTTTCAACAAGCTCAAACGCATCCTGATCCTTTTCCGCCCGGCACACGCCGGGCACTTCGTAATAACGTCCGTTGAAAGCCCGTTCCCTCAGCGCAGCCTTCAGCGCCTCACGGCTGCCACAGCACAGCGGAATGGTCTGGTCCGGGAACCCGACGCCTGGCGTCCACACGATTTCTCCGCTGCGGCGCACCCATGCCGTGACCAACTCTTTCGGATGGCGACCCATCAATGCAGCACCTTTCCTGAACGCGCCTGACAGGATGCGGAAATCTGCACACACTCAGCAGCCAGAAGCGCTGCCGAGGAAGCCAGCAGAAGAGCAATTCCTGAGACATCCGTAAGAGTTTCAATGACCGTGCGGGAAGTATCCAGAGGCAGGTTCATCGCAAGCCTGCGGATGCGAATTTCCGATGTCCGCAGTGTCTCCGATGTCACCAGAGTCATGGCGAGCAGATCACCCAGAGATGCCTGACCTTCAATGTCGTTCTGGATCTTGCCCAGAACCGGGCGCATGAGCGCCACGATCTCATCCGTGTGGCTCATAGGCGACCCACCGCCATCCCCGTAAGAACAGGAGGCCCCGGGGGATTAAAAGGTTCAATGATCTCTTCTGCCAGCAGTTCATCTGTCAGAGCCCGGACACTCGCACGCGCAGCACGAAGCTGACGGGCCACTTCAATCAGGTCATCTCCCAGGGCACAGACCTCTTCCGCCGTCAGTGTCACGCCATGCGTCCGCTGCTTCAGAATCATGCCTGTGGAAAAAAGATGATCCGTCAGATCGCCCTGACCGGATGAAAGATATTCAGAACGGGTCATGATCAGTCTCCAAGATGACGGAAGATGTCGGCCGCACGGGCGCAGGGAGGGCACAGGTCGAAAAATTCTGAAATCACCGTGCGCCGTTCGGAAACAACAGAAAGCTCACCGGCATGGAGTGCGATCGCAGCCAGTTCAGGAGCGCAGCTGTCAGCAGGCACACAGTCACGCAGCCACAGACGGATATCCGTGCGCAGGCGGTCCAGACGATCAGGAGCGGAAAACACCGTCCCCTGAGCAGCTTCATCCAGAAACTGTGAGTAATTGACGAAAACTGTTGCCATCATGATTTCCATTCCTCTTCCAGAGCGGCGATGATTTCTCCAACTGTCGTCTGTTCATGCAGATTCATCAGGAACTGACGGATCGCCTCGCGTGTTCCGCGTCCGATCTGCACTTTCTGGGTGGCGTTGTCCGTGGCGCTGAAAAAAGCGTTCTGAATTTCACTCTGAGCCATCTGAAATCTCCTTATTCAAAATCGGGAAGTTCACCGCCGGTCAGATCACGCCATGCGGTCGCAAGCTCCTTCATGCCTGCCAGGTCAGCGCCACCGCCCAGCATGTGTGCGTAATTCAGCGTCTTGTTCATCTGACGCAGACCACCGGGCTGCAATGCGATCCAGCGGCAGGCTTTCTTCACCATGGCATCGTTAATGCCCCACGCTTCCAGAACCAGACGCACATCGGAAACCTGAGGCCGGTCGCGCTTCCGTCGCATGCCAATGCGGGAGAAAATCTGCGCATGGGAGGACTGACGGCCCATACCTTCCATCCGCAGACGCAGTGGCTCATTGCCCATGTAGACAATGCCGATTCCTGAAGCGTCATAGAGTGAGCGGAGCAGATCAATCGCTTCCGTGGTCAGATGCTGCGCTTCATCAACGATGATCAGACCCCGCGTGCCACGAACACGCCGGATAATCATCGACATCAGGCGAGACCCCCGATCCGATCCAGCCTCAACAATCACGGCCAGATCACGCAAAATCGCGCTGGGGCTGCGCATCGAACTGTCTGCGGTCATGATCCAGACATTCGGGTTCTGCTTCTGCCATTCCTGTGCCGCTGTGGTTTTCCCGACACCTGCGCCACCGGTGATCAACCCCATGTCAGGCGTGGCCTGAGCATAGGAAAACACGTCGGCAAACTGCTGGGCGGTCGGTGTTTCCAGATAGTCCGGCGCACGTGTCTGACGGACCGCAACAGACTTGCGCTTCTCGTGCGAGTTCAGCCAGGTCTCGATCTTGTCGTTAATACTCTGGATATTGCCGTTATACTTGTCGCCCATCCACGCAAGGAAAGTGGAATACCCGATATCCGCCTGCTGCGCGGCCGCACGCTGGCTCAGTGTTTCCTGTTCCAGCAATCCCTGCACCCGAACACGCAGTGTTCTGGCATGAGTGTCCCCGTTCACAGCCTCAGCTGCGTTTCCATCTGTAATGCTCATAATTTCTGATCCGTAAATCGCGTTTATTTACTGCCTGTCCGAAGTAATTCTTCGGAAATCAGTCAGGCTTCTTTTCTGAACGGAAGAACACGCCTCATATGATCGTAAGCCGCGTTCTCCGCTTCCTCACGGGCAATCGCTTCATCCTCATCCTCCAGCACAGACAGTGCCGCGTTACCATGAGACACCAGGGCAGGTGGACGGAACGGACGCACAATCTTGCGCTCCACGGTTTCTTCCTCAATCTCAGGAACGGATGCATAGAGTTCGGAAAGTTTCTGTGCCGACATCGTTTTCTCGGCGGCCAGAATTTCCTTCGTAGCCTTTGCATGACGACGACGGGCACGCCCATGTTCCTGCGCGGCATCACGATCAGAGAAGCCAGCCGCATGATGACACTTCGCTTCCGACACAAAGACACCATCCTGACGATAGACGAAGATTGAGCCATGAAGATCCTGAGGATCAAACCGCACAATCACCGTCTGACCGCGCAATGCTGTCATCTCCTCGCTCCAGTAACGGTTGCCCAGCATTTCAATGACACCGTCCTGACGACGCACACGCATGGAGGATGCCGTCATCAGCCACAGACGCTGCTGCTCCACCGTCGCCTGCACAATCGCACTCCGCGCATAGCTTTCGCGGAAAACGTCCGCGAAGCTCCGACCCGAGCAGACCGTCGATCTCCGACCGATCCGTTCATTATGCTCCCGAACACCTTCGGCAATCGTCCTGACGAAGACATCCAGATCAACAGCCGAATTTCCATAATTCTCCGGCTTTGCCATCGGCGTATTGCCTGTCCATGCGCCAGAAAACGCAGGGTGACGTGCAATATCCTGAGCAAAATCACGAAAGCCCCGTTCAATCGGTTTCGACTGACCTGAATAAGGCGTGGTGAACCGGACATCCACACCCATCTGAACCATGATTCCCTTCGGTTCATCCTCACGGATTTTGAAGCGGAACCTGTTCTGGACACCACCCGTCAGCCATTTGCAGGCAAAGTTGCGCCCGTTATCGAGGTAACACATCTTCGGTATGCCATATTTTCCGACCATATCTCCAAAAGCCAGACGGACAGCCTCGCTGTTTTCAGATTTGTCGATCCGCCATGACAGCATCATGCCGGAATACAGATCCTGAAACGCCACCATTACCGGACGACCAATCGTTCCATCAGGCCAGCGGACGAAAACATCCCAGCGATGTCCATCCGCATTGACTGCTTCCAGCGCATGAAACACGGACCGGTCACGGAACTGGGCCGGATAGACACGCTTCAGGGCGGCTTCCCCTTCGCGGGCAAGGATGAGGACCTCGGGCGGCAGTTTCTGCATGTCTCTTTCCAGCGAGCGTGCCGATGGAATCTGACGGCTGTTTTCCTTCGCCCATCCGCTGACCCTGCGGTAACAGGCCAGAAACGTCGGACGCTCAAGGCGGAGATAATCTGCCTTCAGCATTTCCCAGACATCCGGATCGCATCCATTGTCACGCGGGCGACCGCAATAACGCGGAGCCAGCGCCGGCAACCAGTCACAGCGGTCCAGACGCTGGACATCACGATACCAGTTGCGGATCGTCGTGACACCGATGCCCGTTTCATTTGCGATCATCATGATCGCATGGGATTTGCGTGCTCCGGCTGCCGTGAGCTGCTCCACCGACTGAAGAACGTCCAGAGCATGCTTTGCGCGTTCCTTATGTTCCTCTGTCAGTGTCTCATAATGCTGCCAGAGATCCTGCCGCCGTGTCTCATCGGGCTTCACAGCTTCCGTAACAGGACGGGAAATGGAAGAAATCACCCGGACACGTGCTGCCAGCGGCAGAACGATCGGGGAAAATTCAAATCCACCGCCGCGACCTGAACGCTTGCGCCATTTCTGCCCTTCATCCTCCTCGCGAAGCCAGTTCTCGGAATTGCAGCGGGCAAGAAGGCCCTGCTTTGTCGCAGGCAGACCAGGAAGACGCAGGGACGCCATCTCGGACAGGGACAGCCACGGAACCTGATCAGTGTGCATCTGCAT